AACATCCACCCAATAATCAATTTCTTCATGCTGTTTTGCATGTTCTTCGATTAAATAAAAATCTCCTTGATCATCTTCACCGATCACGACGATGGCGCCATAGTGCTCATAACCAAAATCGACACCGGCAAAGTATTTCACAAAATTTATATCTTCCAGTTTAGATTCGCTGATGTAATGAGTATCTTTATTGAAGTCTCTGTAAACAACGCCTTCCGCAGCTACCCACAATCCATATATATCCCTATCCGTGAACATTCCTGATGGAGTAGAAGCAACAATACTTTCAACATACTCCGGATCAAGAGTGACATTATCGAAAAGATCAAAGTGAAACGCTCGTATATTCAATCGCCCACTCTTCAAAATTTGACCGTCTTTGTCGATGTAATCGGTTTTAACAGGATGTGCCGGATTCTCAGGGTTCGTATCAAGAATAATTCGGGAACCTTTGTAAGAGCAGCGAGAGATAACTTCTTTTACAAATTTGTCATGAAGTGCTGTTCCTTCGTTCAATAGTGCACCGGCAGATGTGAACCCTCTAGCTTTCTTCCACGAATCGGATTTGGAACCATCAAATACATAAACTTTGTTACCAAATAATCCGAATCCATTTTTCTTATCAAGTTTAATTTGTCTGCCAATTATATGCTCTAAGTCGTCAAGAACATTGCGCCAAATACTCGAGTAAGTAACACCACCAATAACGAACGAAAGACCTTTACCCTCAAATTGGGCGATATGAGCAAGAAAAAGAAGTAAAGCGATATAGGTTTTTCCTGCACGTTTAGCTCCATAAAGAATAAGAATCTTAGGATCTTCATTGCGGACACTTTGAACGATTTCATTCTGCTTCGGAGTTAATTCCATTGACTAACCCCCTTAAAGCATCTGCAACATCCTTTTCCTGTTCCTCACTGTCATTTCCTTCGATTTTCTTCGTTTCAGCCTTTGATCTAGCAATATCAACTTTTAATTTCTCAGTCTTAAGCTTCTCTTGCTGCGTCTCAGACAACAAATCAAAGTATTTAGTGAGCATTTCAAGTGCTTTCATCTTATCGGCAAGCTTGACGGATATTCCATCGCGACCTTGTTTGACTTCGTTGACTATGGTTCCGTCAACATTCGCTGATTCATTTAAATCAACAAACGAATAAGTTTCTTTGTTTTCTTCGAAGATAGGATTGCCTTCACCATCATGGTCAATGATCTCCTTTTTAGTGATTTCCCTAGTTCCAAAGGATACATAGTCTGTGATATCTGCGAAAGCGATTTGAATGTATTTATTGAGTACGTCCATTGCGTCAATAAACAATTCATCGGTCATCTTCCCTTTGATCTTACGAATGTAAGCGGCGACCTTACTATTCCTTACGAGTTCGCTTCCAGTCACGTGTGCTCTGTCTTGAGCATAACCCGCTTTAATTGCTGCCATTGTCTGATTAAATGACTTCACGTAATACAAGCAAAAAAGCCTTTGCTTATCGGTCAGTTCGTCCGTTTCTGCAATAGACTCTTCAATTTCTTTTTTACTTGGCGCACGTGCCTGCTTCTTACCTTTTTGTTTTGGAGTACTCCATTTATCCGTTTGGAGTACTCCATTCCAATTGTCTTTTGACTTCCATCCTCCAATTGTCTTCTCGGGAACGTCTAACTGTCTTGCTATCTCCCGATTTGTGATCTCACCTTTATGCTCTTTCCATATGACAAAAGCTTCATCACGTCGGGGATCTCTTTTTCTTGGCACACATTACACCTCACCTCCTGCCGTCCGTTTTGAGTATCTATTTATGTTTCTCTGCTTTCCATCCTCGTTTTCTCACACATCTCAGGAACGGGCACAGCCCTTCCCGATCCAACCATATGCATCCTTTACAGCCATGCTCAGGGTCTTTTATTTTCATTTCGCTGCCCTACAATTCCGGATACACATAAAAATATCCACGTGATATAAAGTAATGTCAGCCACGGATGATCATAAATGGGTTCCATCTTTATCAGCACCTTCGCATAAAATAAAAGGACACCCGAATAGGTGCCCTTGTCCGTTCATATAATTCTCACACTACCATCATAACAGGTTTTTCTTGCCATTAAGGTTCAACATGAGACCATTAAGGGTTCAAAAAAGTGTCATTTTATCACGTGTTTCAGAAACCCAGCAGGTAAACCGACAATTCCAAAAGCCATTCCCTTTTCTGATTTACTGTATAGGACATTATAACGGATTCCAGTAGATTCTATCACTACCGAATCAATCGTTCCTTTGATGTGAATTCCACCAGACAAGTCATCAGCTGTTTCGGTCGCTTCTACCTGATCTCCTGGGCAGAATTCTATTTGGATTGCTTTCATGCATATTCCCTCACTTCCTGATATTCTTCCATTTTGAGCGATACAGCCATCTTTATGAGAATGATTTTCTTCTTACGTTTGTACGTCGATGCGCTCATTCCCAAATTGATATAGGTCATCTTGTCGTTCCAGTCGGTCGGTGCCATATATCGTGCAATAATCAGTTCTTGTTCCTCGGGATACAGCTGACTTTTCGCATACTCCACCTTTTCAATAATTGCCTTCCTGCGTGCCCTCTCGTCCACGTTATGTGCCGCACAGCTTTCTGTATCCGAATGATAACCATTCGTCGCAGACGGCGGTGTGAGACTCCATGAGACGGTTATTTTGGGTTCTCTAATATTCGGTTCACGCAGTCGCATCCATTGGTACTTCTCAAGCATGGATTCCATTTTATTTTTTGTCTTTTTTATATCTATCTCTGGGAATAGTTCATAAGCGGTTATCAGTTTCACGGTTATCCCTCCTAATGTGGTAAAATTAGGTATCAGCTATGGTCGGAGGGATCCGATCTTTTTTTATTTACTCAATTCCATAATCACCTTTCAAATTTTCAACCTTTGTTTCGATTTTGTTCAATAAGCGCAGTTCTCTATTTACATCTTTTACTGTCGCTTCTGGACGCTTGATGTAGTAGTTTAGTGCATGCTTGATAATCTGCAATTCAGTGTACTCAGTCATCCTTCTCTCTCCTTCGCCATAGTGTCAAAATGTCAAAAACCCTTATGCATCAAGCCGCCGGCAGGTGTTCCTTGACAACGTGTGTTATAATGTTAAATTTCATGGTAGTATCATACTGCTAATTACTTGATTTCCTGAAAATGCTCATTAAAAAAATCATCAAATGAATCGTCTTTAAGAATCTTAATGATATGACTTTCTCCGTTATCATTTTTTGCTCGTAAAACTGGTGTTATATCATAGGGATCATCGCTTACACCTTGCATTTTTCCTTTTAATATCCCTTTTCTTGCCATGTATTTTTTTCCTTTTGTGAACGCTTGAAATCTATCAGCTTTCTTTTCACCTTTCATCTGAACCGATTTGATACATATAAGTTTCAATGTTTATCACTCCTTCGTTTTAGCTGTCGAACTGTTCACTAATTTGCTTTTGCCTTTTCTCTGTAATCAGCTATTCCTTTCCCGTCTTTATCGAAGTACCGAGTTTCCCACCAAGGATGACAATTCCCGTTATATCGTTGGTGTTCAGGTGCATTGAATTTAACGTTTATATTGTTGCTTGAGTTTGCCCCAGTAACTTTTCCCATCTTCCCGTTTACTTCAACAGCCATACCGTGCTTTAGCCAAGGCATATTACGCCACTTCTTCACACTATCCAAAGAACGAATATAGTATCCCATTCTCCAAACCTCCTTCACATTAGCTGTCTACTGTTTAACTTCCTTCCATCCGTCCGCTTTCATCCGCTCAACAATCCTCTGTTTGTTTGGCTCGTAACTCCAAACTTTGTGCCGTCCTTCTTTTCGGTAAAGTATGACCCAACGTTTCCATGTCATGGGATCACCTCGTCCAATTCAAAGATTTTCGCTTCAATTCGTGGCTCGTCGCTATAATATTCTTTAGCGTTCAGTTCCACAATCTGATTGTCATCTTCCCAAATAATGCCGTTCATCGCGTCCAAAATAAGCTTTATTTTGTTGTCGATATCCGGCTTAACCGTAGGACGAATCATTCCCTTTGATTTGGCTTCTCTCTCCTTCTTGCTAAGGCTCTTTTGCATCTTTCGATAGATTGTAAGGTTAACGCTGATCGCTCCGTTAAACGGCTTCTCGTGCGTCAGAAGGCGAATCAATTTCTGCATGTCTTTTTTCTCTTTGGCATTCGGGTTATAGGTCGTTGTCTTATGTGTAAATTTATTCGTTACAGTTCGTGGACGTCCTTGCCCGTGATAGTCGCCTGGGATAGTTAATTCAATCA